CCTCGCTATTGGTGGAAAGCCCATACGCAATTGGTCTTCTGTAATACCGCGTTTCTTAATATCTTTAACTACCTTGTCACTTTTTACCTCCATCATCCGAGCAATAGCAAGCTCAGCCGTTAAATCTAATGAGAGTAAAATATGAGCAAAAACAGTATGAAGATAAGCATAAGCATGTCGATTAGAATAATAAGTACCATATGCATGTCCTAAGCACGATAACAGCAAATCATAAAGATCTCGCCTATCACCCGCTCTAGACCAAATCAACCGAAGCACTATCTCATTAGTTGCCCTATAAGGTAAGTATTTAGGCTGATCTGGCTCTCCAAAATCTGGATTTTTTATTATATAATATTTTAAAAAACAAAAACCCATCTCTGTAAAGGAACCATGCTGGTTTGGCTGAGAAAGAAACTTCACTCTTTTTTTATCACGTATTTTCATCTGGAAGTACTTCCCCAACCACAAATCCCACCCCCAGACGCTCAACCATACTTCCAGTTCTGCATCCTCTGGAAACGCGAGACCAAAATCATCACCCTGCACTATGATATGAACCAAACAACGTATCAAATATCTGTCTACTTTCTTTGACAGTTTAAAAGGCATATGTTTCATCTGAAATGACACATACCAATAGAAGAGAAGAGCTACTATCCACGAGTCCATATTACTCGTCTGGAAAACTCCAGACGGAACATGTCCTGTTATAATAACCCAAATCTCAGCATATATCAACGTCATTCTTTGACTAATCTCTTCAACTAAGTACTGTATCATCGCTTTTATTATATCATAATCTCCTGCCTCAGGTTTCAAATAATATAAACAATGAGCATAATAAAATTCTACCAACTTCTGTCGTATACTCAAATCAAGACCATCAAAATCACCTTCCTCCACCCTGACTTTCCCAGGGTTATCATAAGCTTTCATCAACTTTGCAACAAAATCAGCACCACCATGACTCCACCCCTGACCAACTCTAATAACCCTCCCTGGATCTACTTTTTTCGCTATAGTCGTTACCAAACGTTCCATTAGCGTAAATATTTGAGAGGGCATTATGAAGATCCGAAGCTTCATCAACCATTTAGCATACTCTGCGGGATCCAGCAATTTCAACTGACTATGAAGCATCTCCTTTTTAAACCGACAAGTCCAGCCACAAAAAGGCTTCTCTCCTGTCAAGACAAACCTTTTCAATGCTTCCATAGTGGGAACCCATGTCTCATATTTCTTCGCTTCCGGTGAGCTTTTCAGAGTAAA